AACGCGGCACGCTTTACGACTAATATTACAGGAGCAAAAGACCAGCTATCCAATATGTCCAACGCACTCAAAGGAGCTAGCTCCGAGGCTGTACTTATCTACGTAGAAAACATAGCAAAACTCGGACGCGCGGCAGTTGAAGCAGGAGAAGATCTAGACCTTACCTCTACTATACAAGCAGAACTCGATGAACGTTTTAAGGAGTCAGGAGGCATTGATGGTTATATTGCTAAACTTAAAGAAATAGAAGCAACTGATGCAAGAATTAAAAATGCACAACTATCTAACCAAGTGTCTAGCATTGATAATAAGGCTAATCTGAACACCGCCTTTGGAGCAGAAGCAGCAAAAGATAATGCCGCAAAGGTTGCAGAACTAGCACTTGACGAGGCGATGAACAATGAGAAAAGACTAACAAATGAGCTGCTTCTGATTAAGGATACAGCCCTAAGATCCGCCCATCAAAAACTAATAGACGAAAGCGGACGAGAAATCGAACTCGCAAAAGCAAAAAGTAAAGCAGCAACTCTGGCCGCAGATGATATGCACCAGATGAGTTTAAAGATCGGAGACTCTTTGCAAAGTAATATGGAAGGTGCCTTCCAATCTTTAGTAGATGGAACTAAGTCTGCTAAAGAAGCATTCGCAGGAATGGCAAAAGCCATACTCGCAGACATCGCAAAAATGATTATAAAGATGTTAGTAATGAAAATGCTACAAGCTACTCTTGGAGGTAGCTTCGGGATTCCTCTACCAGGTGCCCGAAATGGTGGTGTATTTGCTCAGGGAGAGAAACAGAACGGCTATAGATCTGGTGGAGTTGCTAGAGGTTCTCAAGGAGGATATCCTGCTATGCTACACGGCACAGAAGCTGTTGTTCCTTTACCGAATGGAAGATCTATACCTGTAGATATGGGTAAGCAGTCGGGTCAGATGGTTTCGAATGTTACTGTTAATGTATCCGCAGAAGGCAATACAAAAACTGAATCTAATGATGGTGGAATGGATTCAGAAAAACTAGGCAAGGCTGTAGCAAATGCAGTACAGCTAGAATTACAAAATCAAAAACGCTCGGGTGGAATACTTAACCCGTATGGAGCAGCATAATGACTATAGGATTTATTTATTCAGGGAGCAACTATGCTACCCCCGATAAAGGACTATCGCGACAAACAAAACACGCTGTAAACGTTTCTAAGTTTGGAGACGGATATGAGCAGCGTGTTGCCAAAGGTATAAACAGTCAGGGAGAAACTTACAATCTACAATTCAACAACCGTACAGCAGAGTTCGTTGACGATGTAGTTGTTTTCTTAGATGCACAAAAAGGCATTACTAAGTTTCCCTTAATTTTACCTGACTCTAATCAAAGCTCCAATCCTTCGGGTCCCGCAGGCGTTGGAGAAAAAGAAATAAAAGTAGTAGCAGATACGTATACAACTACCTATCTTTATGGAACTTTTTACTCATTAACTGTAAGCGTACGAAGGGTGTATGAAGCATGACCAACCTAATAGCAACCGACCTACAAGGCACAGAAGTATCTAGTGCTGTTGTAGACTTATTTGAAATCACTACTGAGTCAGGAACGTTTTATTTCCACCCAGGTATTGGAGAAGATCTAGACGATGTACAGTTTCGTGATAAAGTAGGAGGAGCTATACGAACGTATAATGCTATTCCTATGATGTTAGACGGCGTGGATCTCTCCGCAACAGGAGCATCTCACAGACCTAATTTAACCATAGCAAACGTAACTTCAGAGCTAAAAACCACTGTAGGTATTACAGACTACGATGATTTAACGGGCGCGACTCTAGTACGTAGACAGACCCTACAAAAATACCTAGTAGGTAATTCTGGAGACTCTACTCCCCCTGTTGAGATGACTACTGCCTCTTACAAAATAGATAGAGTGTCTGCATTGAACGCGATAGCAGTAACTTTTGAACTTGCAGCAGTATATGACCTGCAAGGCATCGCCCTCCCTAGAAGAGTCATGGTAGGCAAGTACTGCAGCTGGATTTACCAAGGATTTGAACTACAAGATAACGGTGGCTGTGTATGGAAGAAAAATAGTAAAGTACGCACTGTAGACCCTTCTAACGCTAATGCCTATGTAGAGCATGATGTTCTATATAATCAAGAAGACAAGCCTTTAGTTGATAATGCTTATCTATCTGGACGAAGTAATTGGGCTACTGCTACTGCATATAATCAAGACAGCTATGTAAAATTCTCTGGTAAAATTTATAGGGCACAGCTACCTCACACAAGTAGCGCAACTAACGACCCTACGGACAATACAGGACACTGGATAGAAGCACTCGCATGGACTGCTTACTCCGCTTCTGCTACTTACACTACAGGGGCACTTGTTAAGGCATCGTGCCTTGCAAATGGAAAAACTTTAACCACAATATTCAGGTCTTTACAGACTAATAATCTAAATAACGCCCCTTCTTTATCCTCTGGGTTTTGGGAAAGAGAAGAGCTGTGTTCAAAAACACTTAACGGATGCAAGTCTCGCTATGGAGCACGACAAGTATCTACTGCCGCAAACTCAGCTCCATCAGCAAAACATGATACAAGCGCGGTTTTACCTTTTGGAGGGTTCGTAGGAACTTTAAAATTCTGATATGATACAATTTTTAGAAGAATACAGAGAGCACTTTGAGGCAAACTACCCTAGAGAGGGTTGTGGAGTTTTAGGGGTTGTACACGGCGACTTAAAATGGTTTCCTTGCACTAATGTCGCAGAAGATGATAATGATTTTGTTATAGACTCCAAAGAGTACATAGCTATATCACACAAAGCCGATATAGTCGGGATAGTACATAGTCATCCAGATGCTACAAGTGAGCCTAGTACTACTGATATAAAATATTGTAATGCTACAGGACTACCTTATTATATATTTAGCTACCCAGAAATGGATTTACATATACAAAAGCCCGAGAAAGAGACAAAAGCATTGTACGGAAGAAACTATGAGTTCGGGTACAATGATTGTTTTGAAGCCGCTAGAGACTACTATATAGAGCAAGGCCTAGACATACCTTGTAGACCTCTATTTGAAGATGACTGGTGGCATAAAGGTTTAGACTACTTTACGGACGAGTATATAGGCACATGGAACTTTTCAAAAGTAGATAGCAACATGAAAAAAGGAGATCTACTCATTTTTACAATACAAGCCGCTGTGGGAAATCACTGTGGTGTTTACTTAGGGGATGATATGTTTTTCCATCATGCCGAAAACAGAATATCCACCAGAGAGAACTTATACCCTTTCTGGAAGAAATATATAACAGGAGTTTACCGTTATGATGCGTAATGTATATTTACAAGGAGAGTTAGGCCACAGGTTCGGCTCCGTTTTTAAAGTCAATGCTGATAGCTACCAAGATATCTTTAAGTGTATCAATGCAAACAGACCAGAGTTCTTAGGTTTTGTCAGACAGTCTCACTTAGATGATATAGGTTTTATAGTCGAGCAAGCCGGAAAAGGCGTAGAAGATGAAGAAGATTTACTTAATCCTTTAAAAGAGGGAGACGTAACCATAGCTATAGCACCTGCAGGATCTAAATCAGGACTAGGTAAGATACTTGCCGCAATTGCTATTGTAGCCTTAATTGTAGTCACTGGAGGAGCAGGCTTCGGAGTCTTGACGACTACAGCATCTGGAACGGGCTTAGCTACTGCAGGAGGTTGGGCAGTAGCAGCAGGAGGTGGTTTAAGTACTGCAGGAATGTTTGCTGCTATGGGAGTTCTAAACCTTGCAATGATGGGTATATCTCAAATGATGGCTCCCGATCCGTCAGTAGACTCAGACGCTCCTGAGAACTATGCTTTTAACGGCAACGCACAAAATGTGAAAGAAGGAGATCCTGTAGCTCTACTTTATGGAAGACTTAGAGTACCAGGAAGACCTATTAGCATAAATGTATCAAATGAAAGCTACTATAAAAACTATAGTGGCAGTATTCAAAGTGGTGATGGTAGCTTACAGACAACAACTACGGGCACTTCGCAGGCAATTAATATAATCAATATAAACTTAGGGAGTATTGGAAGATGAGTAATAGACATGGTGGTGGAGCAGGGCCTGGAGCTGGAGACAATGGTGGAAACCCACATAATGGCGGATCAAACACGGCCGGACAATACTCGGGT